GTCCTTGTAGCCACTGGTAATCTGTGGTTAATTTACCAATGACGGTTGTATAAAGACTAATCTTTTTTTGAAGATTAGCGTTCCATTCTTGTAATTCGTAATTCAAAGATTCCATTTTTCCTTGAACATCAGCTTGATACTTTGTTATCTCTGCATTAAATCTAGTTTGTTCTCGTTGTAGCTCTGCTTGATAAATCGCTACATCTGTAGAAGCTATTGTAGAGTCAACACCTAACTCTGATTGTACTTTTGCTGCAGCTAAATTTGCCTTAGCCTGTTCTTCGGATATTTCAGCTTGATATTTCTGCATATCAACAGTAAACTGCTGAACTTCTTTATTAATATCTGCTTGAAATTTTGCAAGATAACTAGAAGCTCTTTGTAATTCTTGTGCTGCAGTATTTAAAGTAGCTTGAGTCATTTCTTCATCTTCGTCAGCTAACCAATAAGCAGCTGACTGTGCAACCCCTCCGTCATCGTCTGTCATGTCAACATCTATAAGTGCTTTTGCAGAAGCTAACGCATCTAAATACTCAGCATTGTGGCCACTACTAATACTTAAAGTAGGTAAATTTGTAGTTATTGCGTAATCAGTAGGTAAACTAGAAGCTATTGCTATAGTGCTTGGCAAACTTTTACTTGCATTAGCAAAAGTTGGTAAACTTATTAAAGAAATACTCCCAGCTATATCAGTAATAGCGTTAAAAGGAGTTGTATCTGCATCTAGATCAGTTGGAAGCTTAGCGTTTACATCTGTCATTTTATTATGAATTAATTGACCAGCTGCATACAAGACTACTGCATGATACATTTCAGAAGGAAAATTATCTATAGCACTATCACTATGAGCTACTGACGTATCAGGTAATACGATACTTATCTTAGCGTTTTGATTTGCTGTAGGCTCAGGCAATATAGATAAAATTGCATTTTCTATGTAATAGACTGGAGAATTAACACTAGCATAATATATACTATCTGTGTTAGTAGCATTGCTTCTAAAAGCTGCATTTATAGGGCTGCATTTTAACAGCTCTCCATTACTATCAGCACTATTTCTAACTACATCTAAAATTTTAGAGTTAGTTGATAAAACTAATTGAGGTGCTACATTAGTTAATGTTTGCACAGAAGCAAACAAAGGTAACATATCTGGGTTAGTCTTTTCTACTTGATTAATAACCCATTGTACACCGTTAGCCAAGAACTTTGATATATGAGTGTTCTTGTTAGTTGTGCTACCAGCGTAATATCCTACTTCGTCTGCAAAAGCCATTATACTTCCTGACCTAACCTCGTTCTTGCCATTCTTTCACGTTTACTCATTTTTTTAGCTTTAGGAGTAGCTCTATCTACTTTTTTAGCAGTTGATAATAGCTTACCACGAGACATACCCATCTTAGATGCATAGTATTTTATTACTGACATTCTATTGTTCTTCATTGCTGATACTAAAACTTTTGCTACGGCTGCATTCATTTTTTACTCTTTTTAGTTTTTTTAGTATTGGTGTTTTGTTGTCGTCTGCTATTATTGTTGACTTCTTCTTTTCCAGACTTCCAGGGGCCACCAATGGTATTACTAGTTACTATTTTCATATTACTCTCCAGTAAGGGGGGCTAAAACGCCCCCCTCAAATTACTGAATTATGCGAACTTTAACAAGGTATGAGTTTCAGGAAGTGAAATCTCAAGACCAGCTTCGGTCATGACGATATCTTTCCGTCCATCAACGTTGTTATTCTGCACGTTAGTGATAATCTGTGTATCACGAGATACACCATTAGCTGCTAACGGACGATAAGCCACATTCTTAAGGTCAACCATGACAGCATAGTCTTCCCACATACCTCTAAATAGAGGCTGTTCGACAAGATGTAAATCCCCATAAAGAGTATTTACTTTAGTTACATTATGTCCAAAAGAACCTTTAATGTTCTGTATGTCCATGCCATAACCATTTGAACCACCGTTACTTGTAGCAGTGTGTCCAAGTGCCATTGTGTTTCCTAAGAAAGAACTTCCGCCAAGCTTGTTAAAGTAAGATAGAACCTTACGAGAAGCAAGAACTAGCTTGTTACCGCTATTTCCTGATTCAGGTGAGAACACATCTTCCATAGCGTCAATAAAGTCGTCATAAGAAGAAGAAGCATAAGTAAAGTTCTTAATTTTACCATAAGCTTCTGTGTAAGGTACAATACCCCATGAACGTCTAACAGGCCCTGATGCTGTTGAATCATCTGATCCAATACCAAACAACATTGCATGTTCTAAGTCCATTTTGTGTTCCATTAGTTTTTCTTGCCATACTCGCTTATACTCATTAGACACACCACGATAGCGTGTTGCTAATGAAGTCCCACTAAAGAGAGATATAGCAGTTTTAAAAATCTGCGTATAGCCTTCTCTATCGTAAAACTCGTCTTTCCATCCTTCAGGATCAACTGAACCTTCAGCAAAAGCTGAACCAACAACTTGACCTAATTTCGCAGCATCAATACGTAACTTACTACCATTTGCTGGAGCTATAAGCCCAGAGTTAGAACCAGTAGGTACGTACATTGCTTTGATAAATGTTGCTGTAATCTGCGTATGAGCAGTGCTAGTTGCAATATCTGGATCAGCACTTATTTTATAATAAGCTGTTGCTGCGACATCACTACCATCACTACCATCTTCATCATACTCACAACCGATTGCCACAATCTGATTGTTCAATAAGAACTTAGGCTGTGTAGCGGTTGTTACAACTCTACCATATTCATCATAAAGACAGTCAACTATAAGGTCAGTTACGTTCCAACCGCTTGAATAAGCAGCAGTTACTTTAGCTGTTTTTACCTTAAAGTTTCTTCGTTGCCACTGATGACGCTGTTCTAAAAACTTAAAAACAGGATCGTCTGTAGGCTTCTTCGCTACTTTAGACAAATATGTGAAGAATGGAGACTGTTTAGGAGCGAGTTCAGCAACTCTATCACCAAAGTTAAACATTCGTCTTGAATGATCAACTGAGGAGCTATTCATTCCAGCACCACTAGTGGTACTAAATACGTTTGCCATAATTTACTCCGTTTAGTTTCCGTTTAATTAGTTAAAAGGGTTTTGCTTATCAAAGTCCCCTATCATGCTATCCATGATACGGTCTTCAAGCTTGCCCTCGTTTTGTCTATTTTGAGATGGCATCACACCCATAGAAGGAGGTACTTGTTGTGCTCTTTTTACTTGTTGAAATTCCCTTGAAGGAATTGCAGGTTGAGTAGGAGTACTAAGTCCTTTATCTACAGAATATAACTTCCAAAGATTATCAATGTTAATAGATTCAGGATCAGACATAACTCTAACAAAATCTTCAGCAGTGGTTGCATCAACTTTAAATTGATTCATTACATGGTTTTTGACATTGTTAACTTGTTCTGCTTGCTGAGCCTCTGACTCACGACGTTGAATATCAGCTTGACGTTCATTCTGCATCTTATCACGTTCGTCCTGTAAAACCGCCATTTGGTATTCAAACTGCATATTTTTATAATCGTCCATTTCATCACGCCAAGTTTGCTCATTTTGAACAAATCTAGCACTTTCAGAAGATGGGTCAGTCATTGCTTCATCCATTGAAAAGTTATATGGTTTTTGTGGCTTCTCAGGTGGGTCTGGAAATGCTTCTTCTACGACTTCTTCTTGTTGTTCAGGCTGGGGTTGAGCTTGAGGTTGTTGTGCGGCTAAAGTATTAAACTGTTGCTGCAACTGTTCTTTCTCATTTTTCAACTTATCAGCTTGAGACTGCCAATATTGATATCGTACTTCATCATTTTCACTGGCAACTTCAACAGACGGTTCTTCATAAGGTTCCTCAGGATTTGCAATATCCTGTTCTTCCCTATCAAAGGCTTCTGTTACAGCACCTTCTGCACCACCAAATATGACGTCATCAACTATAGAGCCCTCTTCTTGTAAATCTACCGAGCGTGGTTCTTCCACTGCTGGAGCATCTACTTGAGGGGTATCCAATACTTGTTCTTCTGCCATTATTTATCCTATTCTTAAGATTGCTTCTTCTTAGGGCTTGAAGAAGGTGAACCTTGCTTTGAGGTCTCAGCGACCTCTTGTTTTACTTGCCCTAAAGCGTCATCTAGGCGTTTCTCAAAGAGAGTGCCAGACATTTTAGCCCGATTTTCAGTTCCCTTTAAACTAGACTTTGTTTTTTCGATTTCGGCTTTCATTTTAGCGTGATATATTTCACGCTCTCTTGTTTGCAAGTCTCCTTGCATTGCTTTTATAGTTTCAGTTGCTTGTTGTATTTGACCTTGCAACTGTTGTATTAAATCTGTTCTCTGCATTACACCTTCCATATCGAATACTTCTGTTTTCTTCAATACTTCTTGTTTATCAATAATACCTTTTTCGTAAGCATCCATATACATTTCAAGTTGTGCCATTCTATTTGTAGGTAAGGTAGAACCAGTAACGACTACTACATCGTATTTACCAACAGTAATATCATTAACAACTTTTATCTCTTGGGTCTTATCATCATATAATCTTTTATTAACAACGTAATCATTTAAACTATTATTGGGTTGTAATAACCTAAATACTTTTTGAGTTGTGTAAAGTTGTTGCATCATTGGAATAGCTATCATACCAAGTCTGTTAAGACCAGCTTCAATGTCAGCAAGTTTACTTTTCATCTTACGCTGACCAAATTCGTCAAGACTTACTGTAGCTTTGTATGTATGTGGGGCTACAGCAGAATTACCCATTGTCATTTCGTAAAGACCTAACTGATGGTCAATATCATTTTTAGCTGTTTGTTCATTTGAGTACAACTCATTCGGTAGGGGAGTTGGCTGAACTGGTGTTGGCTGCCCTTGATCAAAATCAACCTCGATGGCTACTCCAGGCTGGGCCCATTTCTGCTCAAACTCCCTCATATCTACCGAACCTGATGGTATTAAAATCTTTGTATTTGTACTAGTAGTAGCATGGGCGATAATAAGACTTCTCGTTTTATTAATGTACTCCTGCATACCTTTAACCATACGAACATCTGACATAGGATAGGGTGTTCTGGTATGCTGATTCATAAAGAATACAATAGGGTACTTGTCTATAGGGAGGATACGAGAATAAAGATGCTTATCGCCCATAATTACACATTGTTTAATTCTTTTTGTTGGGACTACAACAACATCTATCATTTCGTTATCTAATAAATCTTTAAAAGTAATTTGTTCTATTTGAGGTTCTTCTGGTAATTCTAAATTACCTTCTTGTCTGCCCTGAGCTAACTGCTGCTCATACTGCTGTTTAAGTTGTTGAATTAACAACTTAGCTTGCTCAGCTTCTGTAATAATGTTTCCATTTACTACCCAAGCTGGTTGCTCTAAATATTGTGCATACTCTTTTTCATCTAGTAAGTCTTCATCTCCACTAAACGATTCAAATACTCTATAATAATCAATCATTAATGGATAGTATCTTTCATACCCTCTTATATATTCATCGCTATCACCAAAGTTTGATATAGTTTGAGTGCCAGGTTCTTCTGGAAAACTTATCTCACCATCATCTTCACGACCAGTATTAGGTCTATCTGTTTGATGACTTTCTGTAGATGCGTTTTTAATAGCTTTTTCATACATAGGGTATAGAGCTTTTGCTTGGTCTTTGGTATAAAGTCTTGATATAATAATATTTTCTGCGTCATCTGCAAAAGGATGTCTTGAGTTAGGATCAATATATATATCAAGTGGGTCTACATCATGAATGCAAACCTCACCCTTACCCATATCCATCATTGGGTCTACATAAACTAAAGCTGCTCCCATACCAGTTACATAGTAATCATCAACAACTCTTCTCATCATTGTATTACCTTCTGATATTTGCCAAACATATTCTAACAATCCATTCATAGCTTGAGCTACTTGATTGTCACTGTCTTCTCTAGGGGAAACTCTAAATTGAGGTTTGTTTGCAGTTATAAGTGCTTTTGCTGCTTCTACTGCTGGATGTATACGATTGACTACTAGTGGAGCTTGACCTCTTTCTTCTAGTATCCGTTTTTGGTCTGATGTCCACTGCTTACCAAGTCTAAATTCTTTATCTTCCTGAGCATGATTTGCCCAAGTTTCACGTTTTTGTGAATAGGTTTTAAACAAATCTTTAGTTTCATCAACTAATTTTTTGCCTGTTTTCTTTGATTTCGAAGAGTAAGCCATCATTTAAAATTAATATCTATAAGGTTAACCAGTCAAGTAGTTTATTGCTTTTTATTTCAAGTTCTTCTTTAGGGTCAAAATCATCTTTTTTAACCCTACAAGGTTTAGCACCTTCCAATGCAGTCCATACAGCATCCATTACATCATCATTCTTACCTCTTGGGTAAGATAAGAACTCTTGCTGTGCTGTAAGGTCTTGAGTTCTAAAGAAAAATTGTCCTTTAGCAAAGACTGGTACTAATGATAGTAGTCTTTCACTCTTTCGGTTCCGTGGTTTTACACCTTTTTCTAATCCAGGTATATATAAATTCTTTTCAAGCATTAAAGCTCTAGTTGCACTACGCAATGCCTCTTGATATGCAACTGTTTCTATTTTCATTCTTTTCGGACGATATTTTTCAAATATCTCAATGATCTTTTCAGGTTGTCTTGCAGGGTCGAGTCTTTTTCTATAAATGTCAACAATATACTTGTTATTGTCAGCATCAATACCAATGGTAGCAATAACAAAATAGTCAGCACGGGCACTAAGACTAGATGCAGGATCAACCCCAGTATAGAGTTCGACTGGTATAATTTTCTTTTCATCTGCTATCTCTCTAGTTAAACATGGTTGTCCATTAATTTTTTCAAAGTCATAATGATGTAATTGTATATAATCTGGTTTAAATGGTGCATCATCTGGAGATTGAGCAATATTCATGTACTCTTGATAGAATCCATTTATATTACCCACGCTCTCAAACTCACTTTTTATCTGCATTATTCTATCTTTAGGGAATCTTTGTGGCCATATACTGTTTTCATCATCATCCCAGATACTATACCACAATGTTTTCCAAGCAGGACTGTCTTTAGCCCAATAAAGAAAACAATCTTCAGATATAACAGTACCAATCATTATTATTCTACCCTCGTCTGAAAGAGATGGTATAACAGCTTCTGTCATCCATTTACGATTTTTAGTTCTAGCCTCGGGGGTAAGTGCATTTAATTCAGATTCAAAGTCGTCTACTATAATAACATTAGGTCTAGTATCACCCTCAATAAAACCACGCACTCTTTGTCCAGTACCAACTGCAACAATACGAGTACCATTCTTTAATATGATATCAGTGCCTGTCCATCTTTTTGCAGTAGCAGAACTAAAATCCCCATATATAGACCTAAAGTTATCACTATGTTCTAAATGGTATTTGATACGAGATAAAAAGTTTATTGATTGAGCTTGAGACTCGGATACAATAACTATAAACAAATCATCATCTGGTTTCTTATGCCCTATCTTGTACAACGGATAGATAAGCGAGCATACCGTACTCTTTGCTGTACCACGAGGTGCAGCTATAAGAACACGCTTTGTGTCGTCATCTTTTAATGATTTGTATATATCTCTGTGAAACGGGGGCGTATCTTTGGCTAACGCTTTTGGAAAGCAGTATTTACCAAACCAGCCCATGTCACGCTCGAACCCAGCTTTTTCCTGCTGGAGAGCATAAGAGACTTCGTAATCACTTTCGTTTTGAATACTTTGCTGTTCCGCTGTTAGTAGACTTTCCATTATTTTTCTTCTTCTTGTACTTCTTGCTGTTCTGTTTTGACTTCTGTCTGTTGTAACCCATCTGTTACCTCCGTTTGTGTTGCTTTAAACATTTTCTTTTTCTCTTGAATGTCTGCCAAGGTATTCTCAACAGTAGATGCTTCTATCTGATGGGTAGTAACAACTTTACCCCTACCTTTCATTTCATTCATATCCATTAACTTATCTAAAACTGTCATAGCTACCTTAGGATCACCAGACTTACCCATCTGCTCTCCATCCCAATCCATAACCTTATCTAATACAGCAGCTAATGCTTTAGCTGTATCCATCTTACCTATTGGAAATTGTTCTACTATATTATCTAATTCATCTTTAGTCATTTTTTTAAAGACCTCCGTTCTCATTGTCTTTTTAATTGAGTATTCTTTGTTTTTAGGTATAGAACCAAATACCATTTGTATAGCAGCATTCTTTTTCATTCCAGGTTGTGCCATAAGATGTGCTAATTTTTGGTATTCATGTTTACTTTTTGTGTGCTTACCACGATTATTTTTACCACTAATAGTATAATTGTTAATTCTGCCTTCTGAGTTTATTGTACTATTAATAGATTTTATAAATGACGGGCCCCAAGGGTATTTAATATTTAAATAACCATTTTTAGTTTCCGAACGTTTTAGACATATGGCCACTTCTCCATCAGAGGAGATGCCATACTCTCCCTCAGAAACTTCAAAAGGGTGTTTATACGACAAACCCAGTTCATCCGCTTCTTCTCGTGAATAAACTGGGTATTCTTTTCCAGATACTAATTCGTATCTCACAGATAAGGTTACTTACCTCTCTTGGTGTACGAACCACGCACAACCTTAGGAGCTTCTACCTTTATCTTTTTTGTAGTTTTAACTACGACCTTTTTAGTCGCCTTTTTTGCTTTTGCCATTACTTCTTGCCCTTCTTATTTATTACTTTTACTTTGCCGTTATGAGTTCTTGCAAATATTTTTTCTGCAGTTTCTCTAATAACATTTCCATAATACCTTGCTCCACCAAACATCCAACTAATCTTTCTACCTTTGGCTTTAGTTTTTGTTTTTTTAGGTCTCCCAACCTGAGAACCATAAGTTCCTTTACCCATTGGCATAATTAACTCCTTATTTTAAATATTTATTGTAAACTTCTACAAAATGCTCAGGATCACCTGCACCTAACTCTGTATTGTAGTATTTTTTCCAATAATCAGCCAGACCTTCTACGGTATTGGGCATTCTCTTTGGTACTCTCCAGTATTTTAACCTACAATGTACAATTCCTGCTGCAATATTCTTTTCTAGTATCTCTTCCCACTTCTTTTCGTCAAAATTTTGCCAATGCTTTATATCAACTAGACTAGCTTCTGCACATTTAGCCATTAATTTAGTACGATGTTTAAGATAATGGACAAGATTGTCTACAGCGGTAGCGGCTTCTACTTGAAAAAACGACCTAGCTGGCCCGTCTCCCATTTGACGTATATATTCATAACGGCTTTCTACTATACCCGTTGCAAGAACTAAGTTAATAGCATCTTCAGAAGCGTACTTATCACCCATTTTACTACAAACATCTCTAATAAGACTCTTCATTTGTTTTAAACTTACCATTTTTATTTTCCTTTTGTTTATCGGCTTCTATAAGAGCACAAGCTGAACAATAGTAAACACCATTATCTACTACAGTAGCAGGTCTGTCACAATTAATACAATGATTCGGATGCGGCATTAATTTGCCTTTCCGTTAATCCTACCTTTTATATATGCTAGATCATCAGTAACATCATTTAATTCTCGTATAACGTCTTCTCTGTGACGCAATCCAGTATCATCTGATTTATTCCATCTATCTAACATTTTTAATACTATACCCTCAACATTTTCTATTGTTGATTCAATTTTACCAATATGAACTCTAATATTATCTAAATCTTCATTTTGAGTTTTTTGACTCTTCATTAGATTGACTATCATCATAATGAACAGGGATACTATGACTCCAATAGCTCCGTATTCTGCGTATGTTTCCATCATATCTTTTTACTTTCGTGTCTTGTGTGTTATTTGTGTGCCAATCAAAAAAGAAAGTTTTCTGGATAGGTGCCTCTACCATACTCCTTGTTCTTTCTTTTCCTTTTTCCAAGTATTGTACAACTCTACTACGTTGTCATAGTGTTGCTTTTGCTTTTTTTCTTTTAAAAATCCTGTTATTTCAGACATTTCTGTATATAACTTCTGATAATCAAGTTTTCCATTATCTTTAATATAGCTGTTTATGTATGAATTATTCAAGAATTTTAACCGAAAGCTTATCGTAAGTTTTACATTAAAAAATACGCTTATAATTTATATACAAATAATACTATAAATCAATAATCAACCTTTACGTGTACTACTCATGGTAAGTCTGTGTATATCAACACTTGGCGTTTTCTAGAATTTTTTTCTAAAAATTTTTTTGGAAAGAAGTAAGGAATCCTACCCTACCTATTTACCAGAATTTTATTTTAGATTGGGATTACGTGATATACAGGTTGCTACACCCCTTCAAAATTCACTGGGTGGGGTGCCTCCCATGTTGAATTTCTCGTTGTGTTGAGCAAGTCAACTCCCCCCTCTAACTTCTGCGAGAAGTTCTTGCAGTATGCATATATCTATTACATAGTTATGCATATCTTCAATGATGTACACATATAGGAGTCCAATATGGAACAATCATCTCAGACAGTCACTGAAGCTAAGTTCAGTAACACTGCAAGCGGCACAGTCGTAGCCCACCCTAAAACGGGTAAGACTATCGACTTTGAAGTCAGCCGTGATAAAGATAACAAAGTTATCTACACGACTAACCTCAAAGCTATCACTCAACAAGTTGACCGCAACTTTCCAGCTGTATTAACAGCAGATAAAGTAGCTAAGATTGCTTCATCTTCAAAGAAGAAGAATCAACCTCTACTTGTAGAGGATAGCTGTGACTACCGCCTATCAGGTGAGCCCACTCCATTCGAGGAAAACCTCGAAGAGGGGCTACCAGCTAGTCTGCAGGCATTCTACAAGCCTATCATCGTCAGAGACGTGATTAGCTTCTAGCTTGCGAAAAGATATACACATTGTATATCTTTTTTTATTGTGTGTATTATAAGGGATGCGTATATTATGTACGTATACATTAGTACACATCTGACAATTATTAATTAATAGTAGCAACTGTATCAGTGGAAGGTAGCTTAAAATTAAGCACTTTCAATAACCACTGCGACTGATAACAGGATAATCACGTGGCAGAGAATCATATCTTGCTGTGATATGAACGGAGTATTATCAGCTACTATTAATTATCATCATTAACTAATGTTAATAGAATAGGGAGCAAATTATGAAGCGTAAAACTCATGCCAAGAAAGACTACATAGAAATAGGTCTACGTTGGCTAATAATACTATCAGTTCTAGCAATGTATCATTTAGTTGTTGGAGCAATAGCGATTCATATTTACAATTAATTAAAACTGTAGGGTATCATATCATACATACCTCGGATCACAATACCTCTTCCGTGATGCCCTACACAACCTTAAGGAGATCAGCATGTCTGATAAAGTAAAAATAATAAGAAATAGGCAGTTAAGAGGAGCTAAAACCTCTGAAGAGAGAACAGCTGCTACAATATCTGTGTATGAAGAATTAATGCAAGGATACGTAGATGGCCCTGGAGTATTACATAAGATAACACCAGGTGGAGCAGCACATTTAAGATACGAGCAATTAATACGCAATAAAGTAATAGAAAA